CATAGCCCCCCCGCCTGGCCTTAATTCCTTTTATTGGAATTTCTAAATTCTACAAATCTTGTCATGTCTTTTAACAACATCCGCGACTACTTATCCGAAAAGTATTTGCATCTTAAAATTGAATGGCGCAACTTTCAACGCAGTGGACATACCACAGCACTACCCGATCCAACGGCTACAGATGAAGATCTCAGAAGAGACTTTCTCAGAGCTAGAGACCGCGAAGATGAACTACGTAACAGAGAAGAATACGAACATAATGCAACCCAAACCTTTAATGGTTACAAGCAAAATGATCTCGACAAAAGTGAACCTTTTGAATTCTTTACCAACATCGACTTCTCCGAAGTACCCGATGACCGTCTCCCCTCGCCCGGCATTTATATGCTACCTATGCGATACCATAAGACGAACCCCGTTTACGCAACTGAATCCGTTCCCGAAACTGGATTCCAGCTCCATCCCCTTCTTGATCACCTTACACGTACTAAATACCCTAGATACGTCCAATACGTGACCAAACTTATCCGCCCCCTGGGCACTACAGATGCTACTTTCACCGATTTTAATCGTGAACAAGTCACTATCGAACCAATTACTGATGAACGCAAATCACAGTGTTTATCCCTAATCCATTGGTTTCTTGGAACGCAACCCTACTTGCCAATCCATTTTGTTGACTATTTATATGCTAAACTACCCCTATCAACTGGGACTGGTTATCATAATCGACACAGTTACAGACTCCGTACTCATGCGAAATACGCACACAATCCGACCTACAGAGAAATGCACACCTCAAAAGGCTACTTCTTCAACTCTTTTCTTGAACACGCCCGAACCTTGATCCACCACATCAAATCATATGCATTACCCTTCAACCCGTCAGAGCTTACACCATCGCAAATAAGACGCAAATACCAACGCTTCTTTCTTGAACGGCCGACACTACTATACACCCGAAATCACATATCAGATAAAGATGGACGTCTAAAACAACGTCCCGTCTACGCTGTAGATGATCTATTCCTCGCTATTGAAGCGATGCTTACATTTCCACTCCTCGTCCTAGCACGAAAGATGAACTGTTGCATAATGTATGGCCTTGAAACCATCCGTGGAGGAAATCATTTTCTTGACAGCTTAGCAAAGACATATAAATCGTTCTTTACGATTGATTGGTCAACCTTTGATCAACGTGTCCCGCGCATTATCACCGATATATACTACACCGACTTTCTCGAATCTTTAATCGTTATCAGTCATGGATACCAGCCAACCTACGAATACCCTTCATACCCAGATCTCACTCCTGAGAAAATGTTTGAACGAATCACTAACCTGCTTCACTTCTTACACACTTGGTATAATAATATGGTCTTCTTAACCGCTGATGGATACGCATACTTACGTACCACCGCAGGCATACCATCCGGACAACTTAACACACAATATCTTGATTCATTCGCTAATCTATTTTTACTAATCGATGGCTTTATTGAATTTGGAATTCCTGAAGATGAGATTAGAACTATCGTTCTATTCGTCATGGGTGATGATAACTCAGGCTTTACGCCCTGGCAAATTGGACTATTACATCAGTTTATTAACTGGTTTGAATCCTATGCCTTTACGAGATACAATATGATCTTGTCATCTGACAAATCAGTCATCACAAACATGAGAAATAGAATTCAAACCCTTTCATATGAATGCAACTTTGGAATGCCTAAAAGGCCAATTCCCAAGCTTGTCTCCCAACTATGCTATCCTGAACATGGACCTAATGACAAATACATGTCATTTAGAGCCATTGGAATCGCATATGCTGCCGCTGGCAGTGATCCAACTTTTCACAACCTTTGTGAAGACGTTTATCACCTATTCAAGCCATTTTCCGCAGAACTAGACTCGTACATTCTCGAAAGAATCATTAAACACCTACCCGGTCAATTTAAAATGATGGACTCATACTTAGAGATGATCGACCTCGATCACTTCCCCACTCTACATGAAGTTCGCCGTAAATACCAATCCTGGCAAGGACCACTATCCTATGCTCCGAAATGGAACTACGCCCATTTTATAAACGACCCCCACGTAATACCCCAAAATGCTATGACAGTATTAGACTACCGAATTAAACATTCGATAGCTCGTAAACCTGTTGAGCCTATCTTTGAGGCTTAATTCCGCCTTGGAATAAAATTTTAAGACGAATTGC